GATCACCAAGCACTCAAAATTCTCGGTGCACTGGTCCATCACCTGACAAAAGCTCTCAAACGTGGGGAACATGCCCGCGTAGTTCTCGTAGATGCGTTTGCGATTGGCGATGTAGGGCTCGCGCAGGATAAACACGTAATCAATGTTCGTGCGCAAATTGGGCGGAATGCCGAGCGGATATTGCATTGTGATGACTAACATGATCTTCCAATGCCTCCCGTTCATAAAAAGTAACCGCATCATGACGTCCTTGGTCCATTTGTTGTCGTAGAGGCAGTCGTCCAGGACGACGAAGGTGCGGGGGTCAATGTTGGAGCGTTTGTAGGTTTCAATTTCCTTTTTCACTTGTTTGAGGACGGCTTTTTGGCGTTTGAGGATGTTTTCGATGATGGCGGTGTTGTAGGCGTCGTGGATGAAGAGCTTGGGGACGTGGGCGGCGAAGAAGCCGTTGCCGGCTTCGGTGCCGGAGATGACGGTGCCGATGGGGATGTCTTGGTGGTGGAACATGAGGTCCTGGACGAGGAAACTTTTGCCGGTGTCACGGCGGCCGATGAGGACGATGACGGGGCCCTTGTTTTCGTCGGGCCTAAAGCTGATGGAGCGCATGTCAAATTTGGAGAGTTCCAGGTTCATGGAAGGAATGCACTTATGAATAGAACGAATGTACGAATGTGTTTGCTCCCCTATTACAGTATAAATAAATAATATTGCCAATGTTTAAACGCGCAACAACGTGTATCGTGCGATGAAGGAGTGGATTCAGCGGTTTTACTATGGGGTGCTGTATGCGTGGTACGGGCTGTATGCGGTGGCGCTGCTGGGGATTGCGACAGTGGCTCCCGGGTATTTGGACACGTTGAATTCAGTGTTAAAGTATTTCATAATCGGGTTTTTGCTGGTGCGGTTCAATCCGTGGGTTAATTATGAAATGACCGCGTTTGACCGGACGATCGTGTTTAGCGCGGCGTTCTTTTTGCTGGCATCTACGGCCGTGACGTCGCTAATCACAAATGCGTTGAATTTGCCGAACATGCACTGACATGGTATGAGTTATTGAATTGTTTGTCTTGGTTTCCTTGTTTGTCTTGGTTTCCTTGTTTGTCTTGGTTTCCTTGTTTGTCTTGGTTTCCTTGTTTTCCTTGTTTTCCTGATTCGTTTTGTTCGTTTCAGTTTTCTGTTTCCACCAGCAAGTGGGTTGCAGTTCATTCTTGCAATGGTTTCGTGAAAAACTGTTATCGCATTTGCAATGTTGCCCTCATTTAATTCAACATACGTTTCCATGCCGGCGTCGTCAACGAAAAAAGATTTAATTATTTCATCAATGTTTGGAGTGTCCTTGTTTATGCTTCCTCCTTTGGCAACTGCATTAAACCGTTTTATCATTAAAAATGCGGATATTATATTGATTGCACTAGACTCCAATCTTTCAACCCGTTCATCCAGCCTTTTTGATACAATTATCGCAACAGCTCTCAACAACGTGTTGAACTTTCGCCCCTCATATCGTGCATCCGTTTTAGAATCAATGGCCAAAATACCATCATGTACCGCAGTTATTGTTATAGACGACACACAATCATTTCCAGTGAATAAACACAATACAATACGTGGTTGAAAATAAGAATTCAAATTAATAGCCCTGGTAATATCCCAATATAATGATGCAGTGCTGTCTCTAGGGAATGACGCGATGTAATCAATGACCAAATGAAAACCCGGACAAGTTTGTTGGAGCGCATCATTTAATTCACTAACAATGCTTTTTGCATTTGTTAAATCAATGAGCTTGCAACATGGTCGTTCGCGTATGATTGCAAAATTATGTGAATTATTATTCATCTCGCGCCATAATGCTATAGATTTTCCAAGATTAATTGGTTTAAAAAAAAACTCATATAACGTTCCTCTAATTTGTTCAATATATTCTTTAAACTCGGCTGGAAATACGCCATTCTCTTTCAAGTTAAAAATGTGAATGTTGCCGGCATGTTTTACGGCGATGAACACGGTGGAGCGTGGCGTGAACACGTTGACTGGGCAGTCAGTCGTATGTATTGAGTAACAATCGGTACCGTTTATAGTGGTTGTATTGCGTATTTTAAGTAAATCCGTGGAACTATACACGATTTCAGATTCCATTTTATAATATTCATGTGAAATTATTTTATTTATTTGCATAATATAGTAATCCCTGTAAAATGCCGGAACTGGACGATTTAGAACAAGAGCTGGTGAAGCAGGCGGTTGAAACCATAGAGGCGCGGATTGGCGCCAAAAAAACGAGCGACCCTAAAATGAAGGACATCCTTTCAATTGTGGAGCGCTTCATAAAGAAGCACGAGTTGGTGTGTTACGGCGGCACGGCCATCAACAACATTTTGCCGGAGGAGGCGCAGTTCTACGACAAAAAAACGGAGATCCCGGATTATGATTTTTATTCGCCCCAAGCGCTGGAGCACGCGAAGGACTTGGCGGACGAGTTTTACGAGAACGGGTTTTCGGAGGTGGAGGCCAAGTCGGGCATGCACCACGGCACGTACAAGGTGTTTGTGAATTTCGTGGGCATCGCGGACATCACGCAGCTGGATCCGACGCTGTTCAAGAACATCCGAGCGGACGCGATCAAGGTGGACGGCATCCTGTACGCGCCGCCGAACCTGTTGCGCATGGGCATGTATTTGGAGCTGTCGCGCCCCGAGGGCGACGTGTCGCGCTGGGAAAAGGTGAGCAAGCGGCTGGCTCTATTGAACAAGCACCATCCGCTCAAGGCGGAAGGCTGCACGCCGGGCAAATTGGCGGTGCCGTTTCAAACGCCGCAAAAGGACGTTAATCAACGCAATCAACAACGCAATCAACAACGCAATCAACGCAATCAACGCAATCAACACAATCACGTTGGAAGCCCCACTGCAGATGAGATTGATGAATCGCGACCCAATAAAGAGGAATCCGATGAAGTGCGCCTGTTTCGCACGGTGCGCAACGCGTTCATAGACGAAGACTTGGTGTTTTTTGGGGGGTACGCCATTTCGCACTACGCGCGGCACTTGCCGAAGTCGGAGAAGGCGCTGTTTGCGCAAATCCCGCACTTTGACGTGCTGTCGGTGGATCCCGAGTCCAGCGCGGCCAAGGTGAAGGAGAGGTTGGAAGACAACGACTTCACGGGCATAATTGTGACCAAGCACTCGGGCATTGGCGAGATTGTGCCAGAGCACTACGAAATCACGGTGGGCAATCACCACGACCCAGTTGCGTTCATTTACAATCCGGTGGCGTGTCACAGCTACAACGTGATTCAAGTGGGCAAACGGCGGGTGCGGATTGCCAGCACGGACACCATGCTGAGCCTGTATTTGGCGATGATTTACACGGACAAGCCGTACTACGACGTGACGCGCATTCTGTGCATGTGCCAGTGTCTGTACGACATTCAGCAGCGGAACCGGCTGAAACAGATCGGGTTGCTGCGGCGGTTTGGACTCGCGTGCTACGGCAAGCAGGAAACGCTGGACGACATTAAAGCCATGAAAGCGGAGAAATACCAAGAACTTAAACGCAACGATCCCGAATACGAGGAATGGTTTTTAAAATATGCGCCGATGGAGTATTTTGAGCACACGTACAATGCCAAAAAACACAAACTCACCGTGAAACGGTCGCCGAATGCAAAAAGTCCTAGCAAAAGTCCTAGCAAAAGTCCTAGCAAAAGTCCTAGCAAAAGTCCTAGCAAAAGTCCTAGCAAAAGTCCTAGCAAAAGTCCTAGCAAAAGTCCTAGCAAAAGTCCTAGAAAAAGTCCTAGCAAAAGTCCTAGCAAAAGTCCTAGAAAAAGTCCTAGCAAAAGTCCTAGCCCGACGAAAAGCGTAAAGAGTCCATCCGTGAAGAAGACGAAGAAGACGAAGAAGACGACGAAGAAGAGGACGAAGAAGAAATCCCACGCATTGAACCAAATTTTCAAATTGATAACATGATCCGAAAAAATATAATATTTGCATACACAAAATGCAAACTTACATGAAATGGGGGCTATTTGCGATGTTGATTTACTACATCGCAAAATACAATTACAAACAACAGGCGGCACAAACACATGAAGGGTATGAAAACTGGTCGGCGTGCGTGGAGCAAGGCTACCCGAAAGATTGGTGCATGTTTACGCCGGACCCGATGCAGCCCGCGCCGGGGTATTGCAACTGCGGCGGCGGTCATTACGGCAGTTATAATGCCGGCGGCAAGTGCAACTGCTACTTGTACAACCCGCAACTCTCGCCCATGTATGTGGACAAGATGTTTCACGATTTTTTGGCGTAGGCATGAAATGATTCGCACGAGTCGTCATAATATGTATTGGGATCATCGTCGTCGTCGTCGTCGTCATCATTGTGACAACCCGTGCAGCAGCAGCACGCAAACCCGCCATTTTCATAGCACCAGTCCACGTCGCATTCCAGCGTGTCTTGCACGATGTCGGCGCATTCAACCCGGGTGCAGCACTTGAGGTCGGACGCAAATATGCATATGCTGCCCATTAGCACGGTGGCCAACGGAAAAAACGGCAACAACAGCATGACGGGCATTGTAAAATAATTAAATTCAATTTACATTACATGAATTTAATTATTTAATTATTTTGATGGAAGGTGGTTTTAATTGCGCTTCTTGCAGCTGCGCTTCTTGCCGCCACGCTTCTTGCAGCTGCGCTTCTTGCCGCCACGCTTCTTGCCGCCACGCTTCTTAGACGGGCGATTGTTCCATGCAGCTTCATTTCCGGCGAATGGGTTTACTACGGTGGGGGCGGTATCATGCAATTTTTTTAGTAGAGACGAAGGTTGTCTACCAGAGGCGTGGGAGGTGGTTTCCATTTTTTTGTTATAATTAATACACATATATTATATTTTTGCCATGATTTAATACAAATGCGACGGCGCTTAATTTAATTTAATTACGTCAACTCCAAATCAATTCAACCCGAAGTTGGCGGGCAGCTCGGGAATGGACGTGCCGTAATACGACTCAATTTCCTTCAACTTGCGGAAGTCGCGACGCGTGACAAAATTCACGCCGCTGCCCTTGCGACCCCAGCGCCCGGAACGTCCAATTCGGTGCAAGTACGTGTGGACGTCGCGCGGCATGTCAAAGTTGATGACCGTGCTCACTTGCTGAATGTCAATGCCGCGCGCCGTCACGTTGGAGGAAATGAGCACGCGGTGCGCCCCGCTTCGGAACTCTTGGTACGCCTTGTCGCGCACGTCCTTTTCCATGCCGCTGTGAATGCAGCACACGGGGAACCCGTCGTTCATCATCGCCTCCGCCAAATCGCTCACGCGGCGAATGCTGTTGCAGTAAATGATGCACTGCGACACGGAAATGCGCGTGAACAAGTCTTTCAGCGTGGCGTACTTGTCGTGATCCGTCTCCAACGCCACGTGGAACTGGCCGATGCCCTCCAGCGTCAGCATCTCGCTTTTCACCAGGATGCGCACCGGGTCGCGCATGAACTTGTCGGACAGCGAGTGCAGCTCGGGCGGCATGGTGGCGCTGAACAAGCACACTTGCACGCTCGTGTTCAGCTGCTGAAAAATGTTGTAAATTTGCTCGTTGAACCCCGCCGACAGCATTTCGTCGGCTTCGTCCAAAACGAGCATGTTCATTCCGCGGCCCACGGCGGGTTGACGGCGCAGAATGTCGTGCACGCGACCGGGACAACCGATGAGAACCTGCGGCCCGTTCGCCTTCAAATCGGCCACGTCGTCCTCCGTGGACGTTCCGCCGATCAAGAGCTGCACGTTGAGGCCCGTCATTTGCGAGCCCAAGTCTTTGACCACGTCGTGTATTTGCTTGGCCAATTCGCGCGTGGGTGCGATGATGAGCGCCTGCGGCTGCTTCAAGTCCAAGCGCACGCGGTTCAACAAGCCGGTGGCAAACGCGCCGGTCTTGCCGCTGCCCGACTGCGCCTGGGCAATGACGTCGCGGCCGTCAATGATGGACAGAATGGATTTCTGCTGAATGGGGCTGGGCTTCTCAAAGCCGTAGCCGTATATGCCGCGCATGAGCTGTGAGTTCAATTCGGGGATATCTTCCCACGCTTCAAATTCGCGGTGGGGGGGGGCAATGTCGGGGGTGGTGGTGGTGGGTGCGGTCATGGTCTATAGAATGGGTACGCTAGGGTATCATGCCGCGGTGCATTTAAGCCGTTTTATTTATTTATTTATTTGGACATCCCGTTGATTATTTCATGTTTTCCAGCAAATCAGATAATTTATCTTGACTTTTGCATTTTTGTTCTTCGGACAGAGCAACCGGGCTTAAAAAAAGGCACCAGGGGCAAACAATGCAAACCCGAAGAATATTTTAAATGAAATGAATATAAACAAATCGCAAGGGATACAACTAGGTTTTGCGCAATACAGTTTTAATGACAGCAATTGAGCCGCCGTGTTTGGTTGCAGTGCCGGTGTATCAGCTCGTTGATTTTGAAGCCATCAAGTGGAACGGGTTTGAGTGCGACTTGCCGGAAGCCGTCATACGGTTGGTTTCACGCATAGCGGATCAAGTGGGTGCGCCGTCCTATGTGAAGACCCCCATTTTCCCGAAACGAGACAGCGAAAAGGGGCATGCGGACGATACCTCCGCGGGGATGCCGCGAAAGCCGCGAAGTACCGCCGCCGCCAACGAAATCACGCCCGACGATTGGGAAACCATCCGCCGGTTCCAAGCCACCGAGTTGAAAAAAAGGGAGGGCATTGACGCGCACTTGGACAGCATTCGTTCCGACTTGAACAAGATCACGGACAAGACGTTTGACGAAGTGTTTGCCGCGCTGTGCGTGCGCATTGACGAGCTGAAGGACGAGCCCGATGCGAGCCATTTGCAAACGGTGGGAGGCGCCATTTTCAACACGGCCAGTTCCAACCACTTTTTTTCGGCGGTGTATGCGCGCTTGTTTCGCCAGCTGTTGGAAAAATACGACGAGGTGTTCAAGACCGTGTTTCAAACCAACTTTGATCAGTTTATGGCGCTGTTCAAGACCATAGAGCACGCCGACGCGAAGAAGGATTACACGCGGTTTTGCGAAGTGAACAAGACGAACGACAAGCGGCGCGCCATGAGTTTGTTCATCATCAATTTGATGAAACAAGGGGTCGTAACGACCCTGCAAATCGTGGACATTGTGCAGCAACTGCAGACGCTCATTCAGGAGCATTTGCGGCAATCGGGCCATGCAAACGAGGTGGAGGAGCTTACCGAAAACTTGTTCATCATTTTGAAGGACGCGCACCCGCAGTTGATGAAAGCGCACGCCGAAGAATGGGCGACAATATTGCGCGAGGTGGAGCACAACAGCCAGCTGAAACCGAAAAATGCAAAGCATCCGAGCATAACCAATAAAACCATTTTCAAGCACATGGACATTTTGGACGAATTGAAAAAATCGGTAACCAAATCCAAATAACAAAAATAAAACAACAATGAATGAATGAACAAATGCATAAAATGCATAAAATGCATAAAATAAATACATAAAAACAATCCAATCATTGTATCTATGTTGTTTGTGTAAAACGCCATGGTAAAGGTTGATTTTCTGACCCATTTGCGGGGTAGTGTCGCCGACATCGTCGTTCGCTCGGAATCGGCGGTTGAGCTGTGTATAAACAGCGAAACCAGTCCCGTGCAGTCGTCCTCATTGGAATCGTCCATGTCGTCGTACGATAGCATGATGCAGTCGTTGCACGAGGAATTGAACAGCGCACCCCCGAATTTGGGGGATGTTGAAGACGTGGATTTTTTCAGCATGGATTGCGCCACCGCAATTTCGTTTGACTACGATATGAATTACACGCTCAAACACTTGAAGCACATTGCCGCATACTACGGGTTGAAGTGCAAGACCCGAAAGGCCGATTTGATACAGGACATTGTACTGTTTGAGATGGATGATAAAAACGGGGACGCGGTTGTGCGCCGCAAGCGCATGTTTCATTACATGGACACACTTAAAACCGACGAGTATTTCAAATCGTACGTCATCATGTGAAGAAGGGGGGGCATGCGCCCCCCCTCAAACCCCCTATGTTAGGGGGGGCATGCGCCATAAGGAGGGGTTCGGGGAACGTAGTTCCCTGAGTATTTGTTGAAATAAATGCATAAAAATAATCCCATAGTGCAAATCAGCGTGCATATCATGTCGGCAAAAGAAGAACGCGCCCTGCATTTGGAAATGCACAAAATGACGCGCAAGCACACCGAGCTCGCTGCAATCCACGCCGCCACCGAGGCGGAATGCAAGCGGTTGCGGTGGCTCCTTGCGCAAGAGTCCGAAACCCGTGCGGCAAATCACAGCGCGGCGGTGCAACAATTCAATACTGCATTGGATTTGGAGCGCGAAAAAACGAACGCGCTGCATTCCCGCATGGAACAGGAACGGCTCGTCGAAATGGAGCAGACGCGGCAAGAGTCCGTAGCCCAGCGCCAGTCCAACGCGGACGCGCTTGTTGCCATTAAGCGAACCATGGATGCCCAATTCAGCGCAAAAATGACTGAATTGCGCAGCGCCAGGCTGCAATGCGACGAAGAACGGGAGCGAATCAAGTGCGACGAAGCCCGGTTTAACCAAGAGCGGGAACAAACCCACCGACAGCTGAATGAAGCGCGGGAGCAAATGAAACGGGACGAAAACGAACAACTGCTTCAGCGCGTGTTTCGCGTGGACTTGGAGCGGGAACAAATGCAAGCCGAACGAGCGCTCATTATGGAGCAGGCGCACAAAGAAGCCGTTGCGCTACGGCAAGCCAACGAAGAGGCGGTCGGCGTGATTAAGCGACAACTGGACGCCCATTGCCTGCGCGCCATGAAACTCTGCGAGTTTGACGCCGCAATGCAACAACTGAACGAAGAACGGGCGCGAATCAAGCGCGACGAACAGGCGCAAATCGCCAAGTTGAACGAGGATGCAACCGCATTGAAGACCCGGCTGAACGACGAGCATGTTGCAAAAATGAACGAACGCGCGGCGGCGTTTGACGCGGCAATGCAAAAAATGAACGAAGAACAGGCACAAATCAAGCGCGATAAACGGGCGCAAATAGTCAAGTTGAACGAGGATGTGCGCGCGTTGAAGACCCGGCTGAACGACGAGCATGTTGCAAAAATTAACGAATGCGCGACGGCGTTTGACGCGGCAATGCAAAAAATGAATGAAGAACGGGCGCAAATCAAACGCGACGAACGGGCACAAATGGTCAAGTTGAACGAGGATGCAACCGCATTGAATACCCGGCTGAACGACGAGCATGTTGCAAAAATGAACGAATGCGCGGTGACGTTTGACGCGGCAATGCAAAAAATGAACGAAGAACGGGCGCGAATCAAGCGCGACGAACGGGCGCA